GAAACGCGGGAAGAACCTGCTCATCTGCACAGATAACTCCAGCATCGTCCTGCGGAACTTCGACCGGAAGAACCTCACCATCACCGAGGTACATTCCGTTGACGAATTCCTTCAGGCCTACCACACAGCATGCGACAGCAAGCAGTACGACAACATCATCCTGGATAACCTTTCGGATTTATTCGACATGTGGATCCTCGAACTGGGAACGCCGGAAGAACAGCAGAAAGGCGCTCCGAAGGATATCCGTCAGCAGTATCAGCTTGTGTATCAGGAACTGAAACGGCTTACCCGTAAGTCCACGGCGGTCGATTGTAACACGATTTTCACGGCATGGACCGACATGATGGAGATCCCGCAGCCGGACGGATCCAGAGTCCAGAGACTCCAGCCGAAGCTTCCTTATAAGATCCTCGACAATGTCTGTGGCTTAATGAATGTCATCGGATATGTCGCAACAGATGGCCAGAAATGGTGGTATGTAACGAAACCCACCGCCACGTTATTCGCCAAGGATCAGATATTCTGCCGTGATTATTGTATGCCCGAAACCATATTTGAAGGAGAAGAAAAGAAATGATTAACTTCCAGTACAACGCCAGCGAGTATGAAGAGAAGTCCTTCCAGCTTATCCCTGAAGGCGATCACCGCATCCGCATAGCAGAAGTCGTAGAGCAGACCTCATCAAGCGGCAAGCAGATGTTGAAATTCACATTCGACGTGAGCGGTTATTCCAGCAAGCTGTTCTACTACCTTGTTTTCGATCCGAGCAATTCGAAGATGACAAACCAGAAGATCGGTGACCTTTACAAGTGTTTTGATATCACGAATCCAAACATCAACGAATATCCCCGCTATGTCGGCAAGGTCGGTGCATGCCGTGTCAAGCATGAGGACTATAACGGCGAGAAAACTGCCCGTGTATGGTATCTGTTGAATAAAACAGCGCAGGCGAAACTCCCAGCGTGGAAGGAACCTGCGAACAGCGGATCTACGACATCCGCACAGCCACAGCAGGAAGCACCGTTCATCCCGCAGAACTACTCTGCTCCGCCTATGCAGTATGATGAGGCACCGTTTTGATTCTTAGAGATTATCAGCAGGATCTGTTTTCCGATACACAGCAGGCCTTCCGCAGGGGATACAAACGTGTTCTGGTCGTATCACCCTGCGGGTCTGGCAAGACCGTTCTCGCATCGTATATGGCTCATGCCGCGGCTCAGAATGGCAATCATGTCTGGTACATCGTCCCCCGTCAGGAGATCCTTGAGCAGACTCTGGAATGCTTCGATCTGTGTGGTTTCTCAACAAACAATATCCACATAGGGATGACCATCACAACAGCCAACCACATGGAATCGTTAAACAAGCCTAATCTGATCATCTTTGATGAATGCCATCTCAGCGTCGCTGCGACATACTGGAAAATCGTCAACGCCCACCCGGACGCCTTTATCGTAGGCCTGACGGCTACCCCGTGCAGAACTGACAACAAGCCGCTCGGATCACTCTACCAGACGATGGTAGAACGCGTGGATGTCCGCTGGCTGATAGATCACCAGAAGCTTGCGCCGTACGAATACTACTCGGTTAAGGTTTCGGATCTTACGGAAACGATGACCGATGAGCAAGCGGAAGAGATGCTGATGAAATCAGCGGTCTACGGGAAGGTAATCGATAGTTGGAGGAGATTCTCACATGGTGAGCAGACGGTCGTGTACTGCGCCGGTGTCAAACATTCGAAACAGATGGCGCAGAAATTTCTCGATGAAGGGATCCGAGCGGAGCATTTTGATGGCGAAACACCGCCGAAGGAACGGAAACGCATCGTAGAAGATTTCCGGTCGGGGAAGATAAAAGTCCTCTGCAACTGCGACCTGATCAGCATGGGATTCGATATGCCGGATATCGGATGCGTCCTGATGGCACGACCGACCCAGAGCGCATCGCTGTTCATACAGCAGTCTGGGCGGGCGCTTCGGTATAAAAATGGCAAGACGGCAATAATCATCGACGCTGTAGGGAACTATACCAGATTCAATCTGCCGGATGTCCCTTATGAATGGAGTCTGGAGGAAGGGATTAAACTTCCGAAACGGATGACGGATGACGGAAACTTCACGCTGAGAACGTGTCCGAACTGCTACCGAGCATTCAAAACAGCACCGATTTGTCCGTTTTGCGGAGAAGAATACCCACTGACAGCACGGGAACTGAAAGCTCACGAAGAGATCGAACTGCGACGGATCACTGCTGAAGAAGCCGAGATCATGGAACAGAAACGTAAAGAAGCCAGACGTGAACAAGGTCGCGCAAGGACATTTGAAGAACTGGTAGCCATAGGAACAGCCAGAGGATACCAGAACCCAGCGTTCTGGGCATCGAAGGTCTGGCATGGGAGGAAAAGAGTTTGAAACATTACGGAGATATAACGAAACTCCACGGGTACGACATTGAACCAGTGGATGTAATAACGGGAGGTTCTCCATGTCAAGATCTCAGCGTCGCGGGTAAACGAGCTGGTCTCGCAGGAGAACGATCCGGTCTGTTCATGGAACAAATACGAGTTATTAAGGAGATGAGAGAACGTGATAGAAACGCTGGAAGATCAGGTAGGTTTATTCGACCAAGATATATGGTCTGGGAAAATGTCCCAGGAACCTTCAGTAGCAACAAAGGCGAAGACTTCCGTGCCGTCCTCGAAGAAACGGTCAGGGTCGTCGATGAAAATGCCGTTATTCCTGAACCTCCGAAAGAAGGATGGCACAAATCAGGAGCCATCGTGGGAGACGGATGGAGCATCGCTTGGCGAATACATGATGCCCAGTATTGGGGAGTTCCTCAAAGAAGAAAACGGCTTTGTCTCTTGGCAGATTTCAACGGATCAACAGCGCCGGACATATTATTTGACGCTCAACTGCTCAGAGATGCCGAGAATTCCGAATCCTACGAAACTATCTCAGATAATCGAAGAGAATCCGAATCCGAAATACAATCTGAGCCAGAAGGCTTGTCAGGGGATTCTGAATCGCGCTGCGAGACGGGGCAAGGAACTGCCGAAGGAACTGATGGAAGCATTGATCGCACAATCACAATCCACGATAAAGCCACCCGCTACCGAGGGGGGGGTGCTGGAAGGCATGATGACGGAGGAGGAAACGGATTAGGCATCGGCATAGGCCAACCATCCCCCGCAATATCGACCAGCGAGAGACATGCGGTAATGAGTTTCCAAGAACGTGCCGGTAAACCAGGGGGGGGCAAAGGAATACTCCTCCAAGGGGAACACGTTGGAGCCATCTCAACATTCAATAACCAATCCGTCTACGGCGCTCGGTCTTGACGCTTACAACCAACAAGCTACTGGAGAAGTATCAATGAACCTAACTGCCACGCGATCCGACTTTCATCATGTACCAACAGTAATGACAAATGGACAACAAACGAATAATGATTCTTAACGATCAGGGGGGGGCGTAATGAATGTTTCTTATGACATAACAAGCACCCTTCGGGCGAACACGAAGCACCATGAGCCGATTATTCTTGAGCATCATCCGAACGATTCCAGGATCAAGATTGATGAATCAGGGATTTGCCAGACGCTATCTCAGCGGATGGGTACGGGGGGCAACGTGCCTTTGATAATGGAGAATGTTGATGAAGACATATGCAGAAAAAAGATTCTTTGAATGGCATGATGACTATGTATCTATAACCCTTAGAAATAAGGGCGGATCATATGGGGGGGGTCGGAGGTGTTTATCCTATCATCCTCCGAGACGACATCACCCTCAAATACGACGATCAAGGAATCGCATTCTCGCTCGACACAATGCACAGACAGCAGGTGATTATGCAACAGACAACTGGAACACTTTCGCCGGGAGCGCATCCCGGCAGTTATAACGGGCAGGACGCTTATAGTGACTTACTTATTTACGACAGCAAAGCAGGATTACCATACAAAAGTTTTAACCACCAAGGCTTTTGCTCTGACATCAACAGATTACAAGGATCCACCGACAGTTTTGAGGGGGGGGTACAGCATGAATATCGTTAGAAGACTAACGCCACTCGAATGCGAACGGTTACAAGGTTTCCCAGACGGATGGACTGACATTGGCGAATGGACGGATACCAAAGGTAAAAAGCACAAGCCTGCTGATTCTCCAAGATACAAGGCACTCGGTAACGCCATCGCCCTTCCGTTCTGGTTCTGGCTGTTGCGCCGTATATCCGCTAATTATGAACGGCCTGCTACGCTTGGCAGTCTATTCGATGGTATCGGTGGATTCCCATACTGTTGGGAGCGATGCAATGGCAAAGGCACGGCAATCTGGGCATCCGAAATCGAAGAATTCCCCATCGCCGTAACAAAAAAACATTTCCCGGAAGGAGAAGAAATTAATGTTTGAGAAGGTAAATCCGGCGCACCCGGATAAAGTTGCCGACCGGATTGCAGGGGCCATCGTGGATCTTGCATACAAGAAACAAGATGACCCCAAGGTAGCCGTAGAGGTTTTAATAGGTCACGGGGTCTGTCACATCATCGCAGAAACATCCGTAAATTTCGACATGAATGAAATTGAGAATATCGTCCATCGTATCGCTGGAATTGATAATGTTGATTTCAAGCAGGCACAGCAGGATCCACATCTGGCGGATAACCAGAACGGAAAGATCCGCTGCGGTGATAATGGAATTTTCTGCGGGATGCCGGAAACGGATGAAGAATATATGGGATTCAGAATCGCGCGAAAAATATATCGGGATTATCAGTCGGATGGTAAATACATCTATGATTTAAACTCCGACACGCTCATCATCTGTCAGAGTAACGCAGATAAAGATGAACTCGCCATAAAATATCCACATGCCATCATCAACCCGCTCGGCTACTGGACTGGAGGAACAAATGTAGACACCGGAGCAACGAATCGAAAGCTAGGATCTGATATGGGAAGATCTGTTACCGGTGGTGGCTTGCATGGGAAAGATCTCAGTAAAGCAGATGTAAGCGTAAACATCTATGCGTACGAATTGGCACAAGAAAGACGAGTACCCATAAAACTATTCTGCGCTATTGGGGATGAAGAAATAAATGGAATTCCATATTCTGAAATCGTAGAGTTTGCCAGACAGTACATTCAAGGTGTAGGTGGTTTCGAAAAGTTTGCGGAATGGGGACTTATAAGGTGAATAAAGAAACCATCCTCATGAACAACATCAT